TAACGAATTGCTTGATATCATCGTTTATGCGGCTGCGGGCGTGATTCTTTTAAAGAGCATGGAGTAATTTTTTTACCATGGAGGTTTATTAAAAGTAAATGATATGGCGGATGTTGGATTTATTTTCTGGCATCGGAGGCTTCAGTCTTGCCGCACAATGGGTATGGGGAGATGAACTTGAGATTGGAAGGGTAAAATGAAAAATAATCAAAAAGAATATCACAAGAAATATCATATCGCTAACAGGGATAAAATAAATGCCAGAACGAGAAAACATCACTTTGTTTATAGGTATGGAATTACCCAAGAAGAGGCTATGGAGTTAGTAAAAAAAGCTGGTAATAAATGTCAAATATGTGGGGTTGAATTTTTAGAATCTAATCCACCCCATATTGACCATAACCACAAGACAGGGACTATTAGGGGGGTTTTATGTCGATGCTGTAATAGTGGTCTGGGACTTTTCAATGAGAATATAAACCTCCTTAAAATAGCAATCCGGTATCTAAAATGAGGGTGTTATCAATATTTTCAGGAATAGGGGGCTTTGATTTAGCGGCTGAATGGGTTGGTTTTAAGGTAGTTGGTCAGGTCGAAAATAATGCTTTTTGTATTTCAATATTAGAAAAACATTGGCCGAACGTAAAACGAATTAAGGATATTCGAGATGTTAGGGGAGATGAATTCGGATCAGTTGACCTTTTGTGTGGAGGGCCGCCCTGTCAACCTGCGAGTTGTGCCGGGAAGCGTAGAGGCACGGAAGATGACCGTTGGCTCTGGAATGAAACTCTTAGAGTCTCAAAAGCTGTTAAACCGAAATGGTGTCTTTTCGAGAATCCTACTGGAATTATTAGTTTGCAAGGGGGAGTTCCATTCGAACATTTGTTACTTAATCTGGAAGCACAAGGTTTCTCGGTTCAAACGATCATTTTACCAGCTTGCGCCGTCAATGCCCCGCACAGAAGAGACAGGGTTTGGATCGTGGCCTACACCTCACGGATTCAGTCAGGATGGGAAGAGCAACGGACCATCGGGGAACGAATTAGGGTTTGCAGTGAATCAATCCCTCAAGATGTGGCCGACATGCAGGGCAGGGAATCCAGGGAGCAGGAAACCGGGGACGGGAGGAAAAGTCTTATCGGAGCAGGTCAAGATGTGGCCGACGGTATCGTCAACCCCAAGGGGGCCACACACGGGAAGAACTGTGACGGAGGGGGGGCAGACTGTCAGCAAGACAACGGGAACGTCCTGGGGAATGACTTTGGAAACGGCAGTCAAACACTCAGATGGTGGTCAATTGAACCCGACGTGGGTCGAGTGGCTCATGGGATTCCCTCTCGGGTGGACAGACTTAAATCTTTAGGTAATGCGATTGTTCCGCAAGTCGCAATGCAGATATTTAAGGCAATAAAGGAGATTAATAGTTAATGCATCAATTCGACCTACTCTACGAAAAATTTAAAGCCTATAGGCAACGCTATCGATTTGCTCCTAAAAGGGCAGAAACTGACCTTGATGAACTATTAGAAGAATTTCAAAAGGCTCTCGGTGGCTACCACAAAGAAGTGGATAGGAGCAATTTAAAATCCTGTCTTGAGACTACTCGTCTTTTAAAGAATTTCCAATGGCATAATCTTGTTAAAAAGGGTGAGCATATACTTGCCTTCCTCGACTTTTTTACCAGAGAGGAACTGGCCATACTTTTTAATGTGAAGAAAGGCACTCTCGATGCAAGGATGTTTCATCTTCATGGGAAGGGGAAGTTTAAAACGTTTTCTGATACTGAACTTCCGGCTGATGTTGAATATATCAAGAATATGTCCAATGAAGAGTTTCTTAACCTTGCGTCTATGCAGGCTCGATTGACGGTGATTAAGGCTCTTTCGACTGCGAACGTGACACAGTTCTCGGTCGAGATGGCTAAACAGATACTTATCGGTGAACGTGACCAGAAGGTTAAAGATGTGGAAAAGATGTGGCAACTCTGTAAGGACTTCTTAGCCTGGTGGACGGGTGACTGTATCCCAAGGTTGGTGAGAAAAATCACTCAATCCAGACCTCCTTACGATGCGAAGGTGCTGGCCGCCGAAGTTGCCGATGACAAATATGATGAACTTAATAGGAAATATCGGGAGTTGAAACCCAGAGAGGAGACACCATGGGAAGCAGTAGTGAAAAAGGCAAAGCGAAGGGGGAAAATAAAGGACACACGGAAGATGGAGGAGCAGGAAGAGAAGTTGTTAAAGGCCAGTTCATCTACTGCTCCAAACGAGGCAGGGAATGCAGAATCGCCATTCAAGTCTGCGAGCGAGACAAGTGCAAGTTAGTGCCACATCTGGTTGAAGGCTATTACTATTGCCCAAGGGTTCCGAAGGTAAGAACAAGAGAAAAGAGGGTTAAGGAAAACTAATGCCCTTTAAGGCTACATTTCCAAAAGACACGACAATAATGTTGAGGGTCTTTAAATCCTATATTGATGGGTTGACTCGTGACTACTCCTTAACCTTCGTTGAACGATTGGTCAAATATTACAAGTATCACGATCAGGGTATTCAGTTCAGGGGTTTTGAGTGGCAAGTGCCAATGATTAACGACTTGCATCCCCGACAGGTGGCCGCCAAGCGTTCGCAGGTGGGCGTAACAACCATCTATATGTGGCAGACCATTCTATTCCTCGAACAGTATAGTTTAATGCCTTACTACTACATCTCCGATGAAGGCGTGGAGATGAGTCTTTATCCTACAGCTATCTATACCTTGGAAAACGATGACAAGATGCGAGAGTTCTCGGCTGATCGCTTACGGGACTTTATTAGAGAGAATCCTTATCTTGAGGATTTACTGGAAGAGGGAGAGGTTGACCAGATTTCCCTGAAGAAGTTTGGAAGAGCCGGTCTTTATCTTGGTGGTCGTAAAACGTTATCGAGCGTTACGACCATTCCCGCACAGTGGTTAAAGGGTGACGAGTGGGACCGAACGACTGATGAAACCATTGGGAGTCAGTTGGAGTCCCGTATTAAGGCATCTCCAATGTTTCGTGCTAAAACGCAGAGGGGTCATTTCGGTATATTCTCAAGTCCTGAAATGGGGAATGCAGGGGTTACAAAAATCTATAATGAACTCTCTGACCAGATGGTGTTTCTGATTAAGTGTTGTGCTTGCGGGGAGTGGCAAGAAATGTCATTCCCTGATTCTGTAGCCAATTACTATGAGAAGGGACAGAGACAGAAGGGAGAAGTTTACTACCAGTGTTTGAAATGCTTTAAACCGTTGGATTGGTCTGAGATTGGTAAATGGAGAAAAGAAGAACCCTTGAAGTTGCATAACTGTGAGTGGGTGCCGATGCGCAAGGAATATTTTGACACCGTGACTCGGTATGGAGAGGGTTACAGGGGTTACAGGATTCCGTGGGCTTATTCTCAGCCCGCGCCTGAAGTCATGCGTGATCGGGACACAAAGGACACGGCTTATTTTCACCACCATGTTCTCGGTATTCCATACGAAGATAAACGGATGGGATTAACGGCTGAACTGTTTAAGGTTCTTGCCAAGCCCGACCTGAAGTTTATTTACGAACCCGGGTACGTGCATGTGATGGGCGTAGACCAGGGCTGTTACGCCTCGATTTGGAGATTGATACCGAATTCTAAAGATCATCTTGACCCTCACGATATTGGTCGCTGGCAGTTAGTTCATGTTGAATTTTCTCCAGATGAATTGGCATTTAAGACCTTCCTGAAGGGGCAGGGGGGCTTAATGATTCCCAAGCCTGGCCGACTCGATGAGTTGATGGAGCGATTCAATATCGTTTTATGCGTTATTGATGCCGAACCTGCCGGTAATGATGCCCTGAACTTTCAGAAGGATTGGCCGAAGAAGGTTTGGGTCAACCATTCGACAAGGGTAGACTTTGACGACCCCTATCTGGGCTTTAAGTGGCTTGACAAAGAGAAGACACCAGATGACGAGGAAATGTATGTTTGCCGGATCTCCGAGGATAAGACCGGAGCATTGGATGCCTACTTCAATTTTCTTTACAAGAATTCTCTTGATGTGCCCATGTTCGAAGAGGAAATGCAGACGTGGGTGACACACCATCTCAATATCAAGAAAACCATTACTGAAAAAAAATTGAGTTTCGGTAGAACTAAGCACGAGACCATATACTATAGCATA